TTTATTTTTTGCACATGTTTTTATACATCTAGGTAAATGTAAATCATTATAAGGATGCCAACTTTCTACTAATAATTTTTTATACCACGGATGTTCTAGAACTTCATCTATGCTTTTATCTTTTAAGCTATTCCATCCATCGCCTTGTGTAGATAATTTTTCTAATATTTTATCTTTGTTTTCAAGTGTATTATCCCAAAGAAAACAACATGGCCACAAAGTTAAATCATTAGCTATAAAGATTTCTCCCTCGTGTATGTATTTACAAACAATACTATTAGTCACAGAAGTTATTTTTTCTTCTTCGACTTTTGTAGATTTGTATTCTTCGATAAAATCGTCTAATTCTTTTACTACATTTACTTTACTATGTTGCTTTTTACCTGTTGTAGTAATTGTTTTTTCTTCCTGTTTATTTTTTTTGCCTAATTTAACAATCCAATCATGATAACTGTTACGCATACCAGTACGTGTTGCAAATTCAAATCCTAAAGATGCTGCATGTTGTTTTGCAATTTCAAGTTCGTGTTCATTATGATCAAATACAATATAGATCCAAGCACCAGTTTTTTTAGCTGCAACTTTTGCATATGCTTCAATATTTCTTTTTACAATATTCCATTTTGTATTCACACGATATATATGATTTGTTTCTTTATGACCATCTATACAGAAATGAATAAAAATATTATCTGGATTTTCTGCTGAAATGCGTCCTAATTCTTCCCACCATTCAGCAGTATTATATCCGCCATTGGTACTAAAATGCACAAAGCCGCCGCAGCTTACAAGGTAACGTGTCATTTCTAAACAATCAGGATTTACAATAGGATCTCCAAGCACTCCACAAAATTTAAATTCTACCCCTGAATAGTCATCAACAGGAAATAGTCTTTGCAAATCTTGCAATGAAAAACTATTTACTACTAGTTTGTCTATGTTTATTGTTCTAGCACACCCTGGACAAGCAGCATTACAATCACTTGTAATTTCAAGCTCGATTTTTTTCAAATCTTTTAACATCTAATTATTTATAGCACCATTATTTAAATTGTTCAGAAAATGGATCAAACTCAACACCGCACTTCATTGAGCAAACTTTTAACTTTCCGTTATCACAGCCTGTTGTTTTCCAACTGCGTTCTATGTTATCAAATATACCTGTTTCGAATACAGCCTTCAATCCATTCTTTTTAGCATTGATTGCATCTTTGCCGCCTACAGCATCAATAAAGTCCCATATTTGTTCAACCTTTGGATCTTTGTGCCACCACTTGTACATGCGTCCGGCAGTCCAACAGCAGGGCATTACAAGTCCTTCTGCTGTGATAAACAGACTACCCTCGTCTTTTACCTTGCAGTTAATAGGAACAACATCATAGTATGCATCCATACTACCATATTTTTCTAATAGCATATCCTGTTTTGTTAATGCTTTGTTTTGGTACTTTTCATCTGGCTTTTTAAGTTCTGTAGTTTCTTTACCTTTTCGATTTACTGCTTGATGCGATTCTTTCTTTTTACTATCTGCTGTAATAAATCTACCTGTCTTCTTAGGTATGAATCTTTCACATCCCCATTTTTCAGCAAGTTCCTTTGCTTCATCTACTTGATGTTGATTGTGTTCGAAAATAAGAAAGTCCCAACGTGCTCTACCACCAGCATCTATAAACGCTCGCATATTGCGTTCTACATTGTTCCAGACAACACCCTGCCTGTATAGATGATTAGTGTCACTAAGACCATCCACACTGAAAATAACAGCACCCATTCTGCCAAAGACTTGGGCCAATTCACGCCACCATGCTTCATCCTTTGCTCCTGCGTTTGTATTCATACTGAGCCACATTTTACTGTTATGCTCTCTAAAGTATTTGAATATATCTAATGTGTCTCTTGCAACAATAGGATCTCCTAAATTACCACACATGTACATAGTACCTAGCTGTTTGATAAAGTCAGGTTCAAATATACGTTTGCAATCTTCTAGTGTAAGCTCACTAAGATCGATATGAGGATTTAAGCCTTCGCCATTCATGTTACGATCACACATAGGACAGTTTGCTTGGCAGTTCTGTGTGTTTTCTAAATGAATTGTTTTTATATCGTAATAATTGTACATTTATAGATTTTCTAAAATAAACTTGCTTATATTTTTGTTAGTTTCTGTCCCATTATGTTTATCATCGTAAGCCTTATCAACTTTACTTACATAAGGAACATCATAAAAAATACTATCTTCTTCGTCTTTAGAAAAGCTTATGTTTTTTATACTAAAAGATTTTAACATTTCAAATGTTGTATCCTTAGCCCACTGAGAATGTGTTTCTATGACATTACCATGTTTTACAAACTGTTCAAAAACAGAAGATCTTTTAATTTTGCGTCTAGTACTTGCTCTAATATTAAATACACCTGTATGAGGTTCAGTAAATGGTAAGCAGATACGCATATGTTCAGGCCATTGTATTAATACTGCGTCAGGTTTTTTTGGCGAAGTATGTAAAAATTTCAAAAGATTCATCATAATAATATTAGAACTGCCGCCGCATATTCCTAAATTATAAGTTTTAATTCCTGTTGCTTCTTCTATCAAATTAGAATAACGTTCCTCTTCGTGCAAGTAAAGACCATAAGTATTACTACAGCCTAATGCTAGAATATATTTGTCATCATTTTCGAAATCAAATTCGTGTGTTCGATATCCCATAGAATTTTTATTAAAATAGATAGGATTTTTCTTGTGCAAGGATCTATATTTCCATCCCTCTCCTTGGAGTTTGCGCTGAATCCGCCATCTTTTTTCATCGTCAGGATGTGGAAAATTTATAGTGCTGTCTTTTTCTCCGCACTTTATTAATTCATATTGCATTTTTCAAATCCATCTTTATAACTGTAAAAATAATTATTTTTTATATTTTTATTAAAATAATGGCTATAACTATCTTCTGGAAATACCATACTTAAATTTAGTATAACACCATATCTATTATTTTTCAACCTTTTTATGTTATTATATATACATCTTCCTAAATGGAATCCACAAAAGTAAGTAGTATTATATAAGGGTAAGTCTTCAATAGTAGTAATTATTTTGCCAAATGATGTATCAATTTCGTCCATTAATTCTCTGCCACTAGATAGATAAAAAATATCTGCATTTATACTAATTAATTTTATTTGATGATTCAAAAAAGATCCAAATAATTTGGTTTCTGTCTGTAACCAAGGATATTGTTCTAAGTCTTCCTGCTCACAATTTTTCCAAGCATCTACTACTACTAAACAACTATCGTGTGTTGCCATACTGAACCGCCTTATTATTGCCTCTGTAAGTTCTCCATGGATCAAATACTAAAACATTATCTGGTACAGTATCTGTTTCATGCACACGCACAAAAACTTGTGAATTATGATCAACAATCTGTCCGCCTAGTTCTTTCACATAATGTTGCACAAGTAGGCTATAAGATCCTTCAACATATTCTACATCAGGCTTGTAACTGTCGCTGCTAAATTGTATTAGATTGCCGTGCTTTAATATTTCTAATGCCATGTTTCGAGCTTGAAGTTCTCTAGCTTCCATAATAGTTCCAAATAAGTCATAACCTATTCCTAACTCTTTTGCCATATATCTTAATGCAATATTATCACGAGGATGACAAGCACCTCCGTCGCCCATACCTGCCTTCATATACTTAGACGACATAATTCTATTTGTAGAGTGGGCTAAAGCATCTGTAACAATATCTACATTAATATTGCCCTGTTGTTGTGCAACATCTTGTATCATATTTACAAGTCCAATTTTTGCACTAATAAATGTATTATAAAATACTTTGATACATTCAACTTCGTCCCATGTGCCTATTACATAACGTGGATTGTTTTCCATGATAGTTTTATAAAACTCTACAAGTTGCTTTGCATCACCTGTTTCTGTACCGTCTTGTGTGCCAATCATTACCATTTCGGGATTTACCATATCCCATGCTACACTGCCCATAGCAATAAGATAAGGATTATAAATAAATCGTGTATTTGACACCAGATCTACAAATTGGTTACGCACAGTACCAGGCAATACTGTACTAATAAGAACTAACAGTTGATCGTTTGTCATGTGCTTGTTAGCTTCGGTTAGTACTTCTTTTACAATATCGTAGCTAAAATCTTTCGGTTCTAAGTGTGCAGTGGGTGCTCTGCCATCATAATCCGGATCATGAGGCGTAGGCACAGCAACAAATACTATATCTCTATCTTGTACTGCATCTTTGATAGTGGGAAACTGATCAACATTATTAGTCTTACACTTTTTAATATCATAACCCGTTACATCGTGTCCTTTGCTTGCTATAACTTCTGCACACGGTAATCCTAGTTTTCCAAGTCCAATAAAACTAATATTCATGTTAATCCCTGCACATATAATGTTAAACTTTCACTTAACCAATGTTTTCTTTGTAAAACAGTGTATAAATTTAAATTGTGTTCTAAAATATCTTGCATTTCTTTACGTATTCTTATAAGATCCGCACTTTTATATTGAGATAATTTTTTTAAGTTTTTTATAATTATTTCTATACGGCTATTTAAATCTAAATCTAAATCGTAGCCTTCATCCCACCAGTCACTGAAAGTTACAAACCCTCTTGTCCTTAAATCTTGCAATGTACCTGGATTGCCTAAAGTCATAAATGGCATACCTATTGCAATAGGTTTATACACTTTTTCACTAAAAAATAATTGATCACTTTCAATATTAGATTCTGTATTAAGAAACAAAAAACTTTTAGTGCAATGTAATTCAGGAATACTAAAATTAGGATTTATACTAGATAGATCTTCAATATCTAAAACATCGAATGTTTGTTTTTCTATCTTCGTATATGGATTTTTTTCTTTATACAAACTAAATGCTCCATATACATCTCCCCAAGTATTATACCCGTTTGATAAAAGATTATTATCTATTATTTTTTCCATTAATACGCATCTATGATGTCTTGCTACTCTGTTAAAATTAATATATAGCTTGTTAGGTCTGTAATCCAATATAGATTCTTTAGATTTAAAAGTTTCCATCCAGGTATCATTATATACTACTGTTAGATTAGGCATATTACTATTAAATTTTTTATTTGCTGTAACTGCTAAAATATCAAATGAAAATTTGTGAGCTATTTCATTTACCGATTCTACAAAATGTCTAGAAGTTTCAAACAAATCATATATAGCTAATACTACATTAGACTTTGACAGTAATTCTACATTATCATTAATAAACTTATCAATATGAAATTTCCAATTTTCCAGTGTATCTAAACGTTCTGCATGATTATAAAATACAGGAACTATGTAAAAATTATTTTCCGACATTAATAGATCCGACTCGCAACGATTAGCTGCCTCAAAAATCATACTAAAATCATTTTTGCTAGAAACATATATTTTTTCATAAGACCCTACAACATTTTCTAAGTTAAGATGAGAAAGTGCTTGACTGTGCTTATACTGTCTTTCATCTATAATTTTATATATAATCTGTGTCATCTAAAATTAAACTTATATTTTTACCTGGACCTGCACGACTAGGTAGGTCTCCGTATTTTTCAATATACCATTCGATTACAGCACGATACCAATTTTGACTGTTGTGGTGTGCTTGTTTATTGAACTGGTGAATATTATTATTAGTAGCCTGCATGGTACTAAGTGCTCTTGCACTTTCTTTTTGTAACTCTCTAAGACTTAATTCACTTATATCCAATTTTCATAAACCTTGAGTATTTTTCTAATTGTAATTCTCCTAAATAAAGACAATTACTCATAGGTGTAGATAAACTAAATTCTTCAGCATCTTTCGAACAATTAACATGTTCTTCTACTTCATAATAGTTATTACTTTGTAGTATCACTAGTTTGCCTTGTGGTATTTTTGCATACCAGTTGGCAAAGTTTTCTATATGCTCGCAGCTAGTATTGATAATCGTATTAGGTGAATCTGTAATAGGATAGCTCATTCTATTGTTAGCATTACTCCAATACTGCCATGTATGTTCATTATAATTTATATCTTGTATATCTTCTACTAATGCTTTAAATTGCCACTGATTTGTAAACCAAGACTTATTGAAGGTTTCGGCTATGTCAACAGTTGTTTCATCAATATCAAAACTGCGGATTTTATCTACCTTAATATCGTTTTCAAAAATCATAGTAGCAAGTGTAGCATACCATCCTGCGCACAAAAACACAGTGCCGAGATCTACATTACATTTTTTAAGTTCATGCACTAACCATAATTTACTTTTTAGTTGTCCTCTACTAAAACAATCATTATCAATATTAGTATCATTTACAAAAAAACTTTTAAAAGCTGGAATAAATTGGGTATTAATTTGTTCACTTAATAATGGCCATAACTTCCAGGTATTATCTTCCATTATTAATTTGCGCAGGTCTTCTTTGTTTTTGTCAGTAACTAAGCGGAGTATACTAGATAAGTCCTTGTCAATATAAGACCTGCGTAAGTCTGCAAGTTTACTTTTAGTAGGAAACAGTAGTTCAAATCTATCTAATAACTCAAATGTTTGCAGCATCAAATTGCTCCTGCAACCATTCAAAGTCATTTATTCTACGCAGATCTTGCGGTGATTGTGTGTGTTTTTCTCCGTATTTTTTGCCTTGAATAGCACCCTGGATAGCATACTCTCCAAAGTCTCTATCAGAGCCTACCGTAGTCCAAATTTTAAGTCTTGCATTTGTTTCGTCATCTTTTTGTCTATCAATTATTTTTGCACTTAATTTAGCACACTCTCTAAATGCACTTTTCCATGTTTCAAACGGTGATATATTATATTGTGTAATATTGGATATCTCAGGCATTGATTTAAATTTATTTGTAATACTAGTTGTCATATCAGGCTTGCTAGTATCCATGTCAATTGTTGCCTGACGTGGAAATAGTTTTATACCGCCGTAGCCATACACAAGATCATTAATAGGGTTTTGACTTCTCCATACATGCACATGATCTAACTGATGATCTGGAACTTTATAATTAAAATTAAAATCATCTACAATTCTTGCATCAGCGTCTACAATCCAAAACATTTTTGTAAAACATTTTTTAGCCGCTGCAATATGCGCCTGATGTATTCCTTTTACACCATGCACACGCTTTGCAGTTGGAAAATCTTCTTTTAATCTTTTCCAGTTCTGTTCAGCATTAATTTCTTTGTAACTTATATAAACTATATCATACATACTTTATTATACTTTATTTTTTATTGTTTGTCAAGATATAACCACGGTAGGTATTTTTTTGTATCTTGTTTTCTATAATTGTCTTGTTTTTCAACATGAGCTTTAAACTGTTCTATCTTCATTTTAGGTTTTGTAGTTTCCATTAAATTAATACATGCAATAAGTTGGTTATAAAGATATGTGTTTCGATCATTTTTCATTTTATCTGCATGTTTAAGTATTTGATTCTTAAGCTTTTGTTTATGTTTCTTTCTTAATATACTTGTACAAGAATGTGACGGACTATATGGCCAAATAAAATACGGAATAGTTCTAAAATTCTCTATATGCGAAAACTGATTAAAGTATTTTAATATATCTACAAATCCATGAATTCCGTAAGTTTGAAATACAGTGTGTATTTCAACTTCATAGGTAGGATGATTTTCAATTAATTCTATTAGCTTCCTAAAGTTCCTGTCAACAACACTCCATTTGCCTGGATACCTTACATATTCGTATAAATCTCCTACAGCATCTATACTTATATGCATACGTACCATTTTAAATTTAGACAATCTGTCAAAAAATTTCTTAGGCATAATAGTTAAATTTGTATGAAACGTAAATATAATATTTTTGCTTAAATCGTTATTATGTAAGTAATCGCAAAATTCTAAAAAATCATTGTTTAGTAAAGGTTCGCCGCCTGTTACTAGTAATTCTGTAACAGTAGCCGATATTTTATCTAATGTTATTTTTAAATTTTTATAAGACCATTTATTATTATCAAGAGGCTCAAAAAATTTATACAAATCATTGTATTCTGTTTCAAGCTGATTTGATGCCCAAGGACCGCACATTTTACATTGTAAATTACATTTATTGCTCCAAGACAAGTCTAGGCTTTCTACTGACAAATTAATAATTTCTCCAGTTTCTAAATCTGTTTTATCAGTAAATTTTTCAACTTCAAAAGATTGCATAACACCATTACGAACACTTGTTCCATTTTTATCTTCTATAGAATAACATGCACTACATATATTAGGCCTCTCGCCATTTAACATTTGTTTGCGTATATTTTTGTAAAAATCTTGATTAAAATAATCTTTAATATTTTTTATTTCATCGATGTATATAGGATTACCGTCTGAATCTAGTATATCACCACTAGTACTGGTATTACAACAGATTCTCATTCTGCCGTCAGTATGTGTGCTAAAATGTGTCCAGGGATATGGACAAATAACATCTTTAGAATTCATAAATCTAACTCCGGTATGTATTGTTTATGATCAATTTTTCTAAAATTATCTAATACTTTTATTCTATTTTTAAAATTTTCAAAGTGTTTTTCATTACGAGGAGCTTGTATTTCGTGTATTACTAGATCTATTTTATGAACAATTTCAGGAAACTCTTTAAGTATTAATGAGTTTTTCTTATATTCTTCTAATCTATCTATTGCAAGTGTTTTATTTCTTTCAGAAAGATTATTTACTGCCTGTCCTTCTGGAAAGTAAAGTAAGTTTATGTTATACGGCCATTCTTTGAAATACGGATATTCTGTACTTTGTTCTTCTATCCAATATAACAAATCAGTTAAATTTAATACATTTAATAAATTTACTGTGATATTAGTTGTTAATTTAACATTATTAGCACTTAAATATGATTTTGCTTTTTTATAATTAGTCAAAAGTGCCGGCCACTTACTAGGAAATCTACAATATTCTTGAACTTTTTCCGTACCATCAATACTAGCAATAAGTTCAAACTTTTTAAAATGTGGCATAAAGTCTAGAAAACTCTGATGTATGTTTGTTAAATTAGTAGCAACATGTACGTTAATATTTTGACTTAATCCATTATCAACTGCATATTGTAGTGCTTTGCTTACCCAAGGCATTAACGGTGGTTCGCCTCCGGCAAAACTTAATGTTTCTATGCCAGGTAATATTTTACAGAAACTATTCCATATGTTTTCGTCATCACTCCAGTCTGGAACATCTATTCCTGCAAAATCTTTGTTGTTTTCTATTATGCCAGGCTTGTCTGATATCTTCTCAAATCTTCCTGTATTAACTTCAATTCCGCCATGTGTTTTTGCAAGTGCTTTTAATTCTTTTGCTATCTGACTGCTGTCATAACTGTTGCACATTACACATTTTAAGTTACATAAGTTGTTGGGTTTTAGTTCCAATCTCTTCGGTGTCTTATCAGAGTGTCCGTTGTTGTCTAGTGTTTCGCTTACTCTGTTTAAAACTTCTCTATCATTTTTATATTCATTAACAGACCGTTGCCTCATACTTGCAATGCCATCTCTATAACAAATGTCACACGCAGATAATTTTTCACCTTTATACATTTTAGTTCTAATATCTTTTAAACTATTACTGTTCCAAACTTCTTCAAACGTATTACCGTGGGATATAACAAACTGATCATCAACGCCGCTATCGAGCTCTGGTTTTAATGTGTCAGCATAATAGCAGCAAGGTTTTACATGTCCTGCAGGATTAGTGCTTAGTTCTAAAAAAGGATAAAAACAAAAAGTATCACTTTCGATTATTTCTTTACGTAACTTATCTATCTTATCCATTATATTGCTCCAATATATCGTGAAACTCTGAAAATGTATCTTGGAAACTTGTGTTTCGAATCTTATCAAGGCCTTGAATATAATCTAGGTATTGCGGATATAAATCTGATAAGTCTTCTTGATACATAAAATCTATTTGATGAGATATTTTTTCATTCCATTGCTTGTTGTCGGGCAGTTTTAAGCTATCCCATTTGTCTTTTATTTTATCTTTTATTTCTTTAGGAAACATTTGTGTACAAAGATATCTCGGCCAATGTACTGTTCCTGCATGAAATAATCCATTATGGTGCTTTATACCTATTTTTTTAAAGTTTTGTTCAAGTAACGATGTAGCAAAGTCTGGAATATAAAATATATTCATTGCATGTACTGTGCAAAGTATTTTTACTTCAATATTATCAGGTGTATTATCTAATATATTTAGATTTTCTTGTATAACCTTCCAGTCAGCAGGGTATCTTACATAATCATGATGTTTGCTCCAAGCATCCATACTAATCATTAGTTCTACATATCCAAACTCTTTCCAAAGTTCTAATACTTCTTCTGGCAATACTGTGCCATTTGTATGATATCTAAGATTAATATGCTTACTATGTCCTGTCTCTACAAGTTTTCGTAACATTCTATGATGTTCTTTTATAAGCAGAGGTTCGCCGCCGGCAAAAATCATATGACGTATGTTTGCAAACATAGGTTCAAAGTCTTGCCATAGTTTTTCTTTTTTGTACCATTCGAACTTTGTAGTATCAATTTCTAGTTTGTGCTTCCAATCCCACTTTGCATCTGACTTTAATTCTTCTGCTAGTTTTTTAGCAGGATTTAACCACATACTGCTGTCTTGAGGCCTACACATTACACACTGTAGATTACAAGTATTGCCTAATCTAAAGTCTAGTGTTACTAAATCTTCTTCTAGTGTGCCGTCTTCTTGTGTAGATTCAATTAAACTGTTGATTTTATCTTCGCCTAGTTCTCTAGTCCATAATGTATTTTCATTAATACGGTGGCTGCGGATACCTGCTGATTCTTCTTTATAGCAGTGTTCGCATGCCATGACTTTTTGTCCGGACAACATCTTTTTTCGAGCATCTTTCCAATGTTCGCTGTTCCATATTTCACTTACTGTTTGATCATTTAGATTGTGCTTGTAACTGTTTTTAGCAACACAGCATAGTAAGGCACTACCGTCAGTCCATGTAGCCATATGTGTCCAGGGTAAAACGCAAAATGTTTTTGATTCAGTCATTTAAATTCCATATCTCTTTAAAAGAAGGTACCATTTCTAAAAAGTTTAAGTTTCGTTCTTTATCTAGACTACTAATATTTTCTTTTACTAGCTGCCAGCTATCTATTCGATCTTCGCTTAATCTTTCGATTGTAACTTTGTAAGGATTATCAATTATAGCATAGTTATAGTCTAAATTCAACCGATTAAATTTTTCTATAAGATTATTTTTGGTACTATTAGGTAACGAACTTAGTTGTTGCCAATGAGGCCATCTAATCCAATCCCATTCTACCTTCCACAAAGGCAAATTATTATGTATATAATCTACCAATTTATCTAGTTCTAATACATTAACTAAATTTACTACAGTGTGAATAATGAAATGCACATTACTTTTATGTTGCCACCATTCTTCAAATGTTTTAATTATCGAAATACAATCATCAAACTTAGAAGGCCATCTATACCAATCGTTTGCAGTATATATACCGTCCATGCTTACACACAAATATACATTATTACATTGTTCAATTAAATCTTTTAGTTCTTGATCAGGTAATATAGTTCCGTTAGTACAAATTTGTAAATTTACTTTAGTTAAATCTAAACTACGTAACAGTTTCTTAAATTTAGCACCTTCCATAAAAGGCTCGCCGCCTATAATCTTTAGATCAGTTACAGATGATAAATCCCACTTTTCAAAATCAAAATCATTTTTTAAAAATCCCTTTGTTTCTACTCTATTTGCTTTTTTATCTTCAGCTTGCCATTTACTACTAAAAAATCCACTACAATGCGCACATGCTAAGTTGCATAGATTGCTAAAACTTACTTCTAATTGTTGTACAGGCACAGTTTTATTTTCAGTAGGTGTAAATTTTGAAAGACTATGCTGTCTCATACTACGCAAGCCGTTGCGCTCATCTTGATAGCAGCCATGACAACCTTCTACAGGTTCTCCGGATAACATTTTATCTCTAATGTCTTTCCAATGTTCTGTGTTACGCACACGATCATTCCAAACGTAACTATCTTCTTCGTCGATGTGAGGATATCTACAGCAGGGTATTGTTAAACCGTTTGGCCTAATAGCTGCTGCAAAAAAAGGATATGAACAAATAGTCTTATTCAATGCCTAGTTCCTTTGCAAGATCAGGAATAGCATCTTTAAAACTTTCGTTTCTAGTCTTGTCTAGCATACGAGTATAATTTAAAAAGTTTTTCATTAGTGTTTCATGATCTTGATGCTGTTCTTTACGCATTAGATTAATAATACCCTGAATTGTGGTTTTAATTCTTGGTTCATTTAATAATTTACCTTGATACAACTCTAAATTAAGTGCAGCCTTTTCTCTAATATGCTGCGGTAGTATTGTTACATCTAAGTAAAACGGATGATCGTTTATTAAATAGTCAATGCCGATCGGTCTGTTGTATTTTTCACTAATAGAATCTACATAATATAGCATATTATGACAATCTAAAACATTATAAGTTTGTACAACTGGCGAAACGTCTAAATTAACATTTTTTAGTTGTGCAATCTTTTGAAAATTTTCATCAATTTTTTCCCACTTACTGGGCGAGCGTATATAGTCATTTACTTTTTGATAGCCATCTAGACTGCAATTGATTTTTATGTTAGAAAACTTACTAATTAAACTTAAAAATTTATCAGTTACATTTGTGCAATTAATATTAAAAAATATTTCAATCTTATCTTGATATCCTGCTGCAACTATTTCTTCCATAAATCTATAATTATTGTTTATAAGAGTAGGCTCGCCGCCGGTCATATAAACTTTACTTAAATTTGGAATAAGCCCTATAATTTCATTCCATAAAAAGTTACTATCAAAATTTAAGTCGCTATCTTTTAAGAAAGTAGGATTTGGGCCCCAGTTGTTATTCCAAAATTCTTTGTATTCTTCACTTTTTTCGTATGAGCTAAAGTGTTCTTTAGCAATTTGACTGCTATTAAACGGATTACACATACGACATTTGAGATTACACAAGTTTCCTAGTCTAAGATCTAAATATACAGGTGGTAATTTTACTTCGTAGTTATTTTCTTTTGCACTATTAATAAAGTTGTGCAGTTCGGGTCCTAGTCTATTACGCCACTCAGCAGTCATTCTAGTTCTAAAGCTATCTAAGCCTATACTTTCTTGTTTGTAACAATGCTTACAAGCTTCTACTTGAACACCATTGAGCATATCTTTTCTAGCATCTTTAAAAACTTTACTATTCCATGCATCTTCTACACTGTTTTTGCCAACCATCATAGGAGATCCATCTGCATTACGTGCAAAGGCTGTTGGACCACTGGCAATGCAGCAATAACGCATTTTACCATCAGTGTTTAACATAGTACTAATAAATGGCATAGCACAGAAGGTTTTTGATTTTCTCATTACTTTTCGATATCTATAAGTTTTCTAGAATTTCTAGATGGATTTTGGTAAACTGATTTAAAGAATCTACTTTGTTGTGCATTTAACGGCTGTTCTGCAATAGGAATGTTTAGTTCGTTAATTAATTTAATTCCATATTCTTCTATTTCATAATCAACATCTTCAATTGATTCAAAAGACACTTTCCATAAATTATTTAAGTATTCAAAATCTCTCACATTTATAAAATCCCAGTCTGTACACATTGTCATATACAACCCTGCCCGAGCACCGAGTATTGCCCATTCACCATGTTCTGCATCAGCACCTATCATTAACCAAATATATAAACGTTGTAAATTTTTCCAATGTCCTTTTACTAAATCATATTTGCTAGTACGTACACCTTCGTTCAGCGTCATCTTAACACCTTCACGGAACCCAGCACGCCAGGCTTGCTGCGGTGTTTCATTATTATGTACAGTTGAAAAACAACTATTTTGTTGAATATAATTTAAATCCCAGCAAAAGTCTACTTGTGCATGTGGGTTATCGTCTGGAGCATTTTCATGCGTTTTCATATTAAGAACATAATCTTTAGGCCAACATTTAATGCCGCCATTACCGTACATTAACCCGTTAATTATATTTTTACCGCACCAACTTATTACACTATTTTCTAAATTAGATAATTGATCAAACGGTATTTCTTGATTTATAAACGAACCATCTATTTTATTATCAGCGTCTACAGTAATAAAACGATCTGTTTCACTTAGATTAGCGCAGGCTTTATGTGCAGCGTCTGAACCTTCTACACCGTGTACACGTTTAGCCCAAGGAACTTTCTGACATAAGTCTGCATAATTCTTTTCTGCATTCGGCTCATCGTAGCTTAGGTAAATGATATCACAGTCTGCTACTCTAAAGTTATTCATCGTGTGCCTTTCTATTACAATCATACGCAACTGTTGTATATATACTTAATTGTTCTAGGTCAGATTCTTGGTCAAATATGAAAGGAATATTTATAACAATCTCACCTCTTTGATTAAGAGCTAACCATATCATATTGTCCTTTATGTATAAACCACCTGCAGGTGTATCTTTCCTATTAGTAAATACATTATCAATTACAACTTTATCTAAATCAATATCTAAATATTCATTAGTTAAACAATAAATTTTGTTATTATGAAATACATGATCTCCAGGATAGTATACTGAATCTTTTTTATTATCCTTTAATGTAATACCTTTGTATACATGTTTGTCATTATATGTCATAGTGTTAAAATGAAAATCACACTCTAAAAGTCTTATTAATTTACGAGGATCATTTTTTTTTGTTATACTACATTTGAAAAATCTAGAATTGCCTATATTCTTTGATATAACAGTATTATAAAACTCTGTATCTATTGTAATTTTCCATAGTTTTGATTTAACTATTTGTTGAATTGTAATATCACCGTGTTTTTTAAACAAAATTTCTTTAAAATTATTCCAGTTTAATGAATCTTCTGAAGAATGTTTACTTATTAGTTGATACAATTTATCTTTTTTATTATACTGTACACAAAAATCATTTAGAGATCTTTCTTTTGATTTAATTTGTTTTTCTTCTAACTCATTAATTTCTACTTTGGAAGTATTTTTATCATTATCGTCAGGCCCAACTTTCCATACCTCACCTGATTCAGTACTATAGTATGCAAAAGTTTTATTCGGAACTTGTGTATTTTTTATAAGATTAATTAGATCCATTAATTTTCTCGCTTTGATTCATAAAGAGATATGAGTTTATCGTTACAAAAATCTTTTTCAGTATAATGAAATACTCCAGTTTGTATATAATTTCCAACAATAAGTTCTAATTCATCATTTATAAAACAGTCAATTCTGTCTTGCCAGGTATCTGTTGTTGACTTCCAACCTTGTACATTATTTTTCATATGTGTAAATGTAGGTATACTTATTCTATCATTTGTTACTTGATCTTCGATATTAAGAATTTTAATTACCAACGATGCTGCTACATCTATACTTAAAAATTTAGGAGTATGTTTTGATATAAATTTAAAATAAAATGCTTCGTAGTTATTACAAACTATTTCTAACATCTTATAAAAATTCATTGCAGTGTCACATTTTTTAAAATAATGAAATCCTACATAGGTATTAGGTAAGTCATTTAATTGAAATGCTTTTCTATAATAACTATTTTGTATATAATCGCCTCTATATGTTTTTACATTTTTTACAAAATACAATTCATAATTATTTAAAATTTTCCACCACGACGAAATATCTTGTAATACAATCATATCAGTATCCATTACTATAGTTTCGTCATATGGCGATGCATGATAAATCTTCCAACGATTTGAAACTTTCCAGTTATCATTAACAGCCGAATCGTTCCAAGGAATGTCAATTATTTTATCAAATATATTTTTATAGGTTTTATCTACAGAGTCATTTGTAATTAAGCTTACTTTTGTATCAGGATTAGTATGTATTATACTTAACGCATTTAAATATGCTTGTTTGACATAGTTGGTTTCATCTGTATTCTGTGCCAACATTATTATGCCCTTAGTCATTTTCAAACTCCTTATTAATAGCCCTACCTAAACTAAATTTATTCATAGCATGAATAGTTAAATCTTTTGTTTTAATAAGTGTATATTCTCCAGTATAATTTTCTTTTTGTATTAAAAATATAATCTCATTGTTATCTAATTTTATTACAACATCTCTATCTAAAATATGATATAGTCTGCCAGGTAACGGTGCTGCAAACGTTCCTTTTTGAAATCCATTCATTATGTGAATAGCAATACTAAAAACAAAATCGTTTCTAAACAGAGCTGGTACTTGATATAAAGATTTATAATGCCACCAGTTATTTTCAATATGTTTAGCTAAATCAAAAAATATGTCATTATTTTTAGTTTTTCTAAAGAAAAATATAGTTGCCCAGTAAAACTCAACACTAGCATCACTTATATGCTTAAACTCAGATTGATCTCTCCAGTCAGCTAAATCAAAAGAGTCTTTATATATCTGAAAATCTTGTAGGCTAGAAAAGGCTTCCTTTAATTTATCATTACATATTATTATGTCAGTGTCCATTACAATTGTTTCGTCATACGGACTTAACTCATATGCCAAAGTTCGAGAATTATTACGCCACGGAAGTCGATACTGAGATAAAGAACCGTCAAAATAAGTTTTAATATTAAATGATTTTAAATTTTCTTCATTTAATTTAATAACATTGTCAAAAACTTCAAAAGATTCTGCATAAGTTAGAGAATCTGTCACAACAGATACTGGAAGATCTAAATGAGTTTTACATCTTTTGGCAACAAACGCTGCTTGCTTTACATAATCTACTTTTTCGTTATTATTCGCAAATAATAATATACCTTTAGTCATAATCTACTAATTTTTCTACTGATCTTTGAGATTTTAATTTGTTATACTCGGTTAGGTAAGTATTAGATGCAGAAAAGTATACATCCAGTATATCAATTAAGAAAGAATTTATATTGTCTATATTTACAGGTATATTATTATCATCTATTAAAACTGTATTGTCATTGTCGTTTTCATTTAATAAATTTACAAAATTTATTAATTCTTTAGTTACAGTAAACTGACATCCATTATAATAATATAACGTATTTTCTATAAATTGTTCATTTAAAATACGCTTTTGATTTGACAATGTTACCATGTAATTAGAAAAGTCTAGTGCTTTTTCTAAACGCTCGTCCATATATTTCTCCATATAGCTGTAGTTACAGTATATAACAGAAATATATATTTGTCAAACAATAAATGACTATAAAGATTGTACTGTAAGACCAGTAACATCAAATGTTACTGTATCATATGTTACACCGTTAATAATCATTGTACCTAATGGCCTATAAAGCTCTACTAGGCTTGTTAATGTACCATTAACGTTTTCATCGACGCCAAAGCCACCTGGACTATCTAAGTCAGCAAACTCTACCTTAAATCCTAACTGACTGTTAGAATTTCTTTTAGCGTATATTCTAAATCTGTTATTTGCGTAACTTGCTCCAAATCTTTCAACTAATACCTGATAGCTAGTTGTTAAATTGTAAGGAGTAATAGTTGCATCAACAAAGTTTGCTACACCTGATACGTTTACACCTGTTCTATCAAAAGTCATAGAACCTATACCTGATAACATTGTAGCCCAATCACCTGATTTAGATCCGCTATACCCTGTTAGTGATGGGGTGAAAATTATCTCACCGCTGGCATTCCAATATCCAGTTTGTTGTCCTTGTGTGGGAAATGTAAGATTTATTTCATGTGATCGAGTGCCGTTCCATGCTGATGTTCTAACACTAGTTACCGGAGTATTAGTCCCGTCTCTTAATACTTCTTCTGAAACTTGTGACGGATCTGCAATTAACAACCTATCAGTTTCGACACTAGACATAAGTGTCTCTAAATCTTGCAAATATGGTTCTGCAATTACGTCACCAGTTGTAAGTGTTGCACTATTACCTATTGTAAATGCAGGTCCTACTTGATGTATACGTGCGCCTACTATATCTTTATATAAATTAAAATAATCTTCTGCTTCTACAGATTCTGCATCTAGTTCTGTTAAAATATGTGTACTAGAAGCACCTGAAATAAAATTCAATTGTCTAGTAAAAGATTCATCCAAGTATAATTGTATATTATTTGCGTCTATTACTTTCACATAATAATGGGAATACTCATTCATTTCTTCTACTATAGGAGTATTTCCATTTGCGTTGTATCTTACAAATTGTTTGTCAATTAAATTATGTCCGGCAATAGTGATTGTGTCAGTAGAATAGTTTACATCTGTACTCGGATCAAAAGTTTTATCTACAAATGTAAGAGGAACAACTTGAGACGAACGAACTGTTTGTCCATATCCGGTACCAGAAGATAAGCTAATTGCATCGCCGTATACTGCCTGTATTCGACTTTGTAAATTATTATATCTTGTTGCTAAAATCGATACCAAAAAACTTCTCCAATTCCTACTATATTATATAGCACATTTTATAGCATATGTCAACTGATTAGAATTTAAATATACGAAATAGTAGTAAACAACGGAGTAGGCACATCAACATGTATACCCGAAGCTCTTTGTACTTGTATTATATTTGAAAGAGATCCTTGTACATTTTCGTCATAGTTTGGATCACCTGTATCAAAATCATTATATTCAACTCTAAAATTAATTGTTGCTGAGCCTTCAACTGCTCCTGCAGATATTTTATATATGTTTTCGCTATATACAGAAGAACCAGATTTTTGAAAAATTGTTGTAAATCCTGGCGTCAAATCAAAATAACCAAGGAGTGTCCCTGAACCTGAACCTGCAGGTGTTGTTGATGTATGATCAAAACTAACTATACCAGTATTACTTAACATACTTGCCCAGTCGGAACCTTTGGCGCCGACAGTATTACTTAAATTACTAGAAATTCTTATTTCGCCGCCACTGTTGAAAAAGTGTCTAATATGATCTTGAGGAGTTACTGAACTTCCATCTGATAAGTCATATCCGCCAAAAACTACATTAAAATCATGTTGTATTGTACCATTCCAAGAAGTTGTTCTTGTTACACTTAATCCTGACTGTACTGTCGACTGTTGTGGGCTTAGTAAAAATTTATCAGATTCAATATCGATCATTAATTCTTCAAATGCTCTAAACGAAGTTATATTATACGGAGCATCATCATCATCTGTAATGACATCTAAATTTGCAACAAGTTGTCCTATACTATTAGGAATAGTACCTGTTTGATGCACTCTAGCATTAATCATATCAGTATATAAGCTATTCATATCACTTGCTTGTACTAATGTGTTAGTTAAAACAGAAGAACTTTGTAAAAGTTGTCCATAACCTTCATTATTTGCACCTGAACCTAAAATTGTTGCAGCTCTTGCTTGTAAATTATTATATCTTGCTGCTGTAACTAAATCATTAACGGCCATAAACGTTTCCTTATACTTTTAATACACACTCTACTAGTTTTTCGCCTTCATTATCATTAGATTCTAATGCAATACCCACTAACGCATTTGTTGCTGTTGTTCTGCATATACCATCATTCCAAGCATAGACCGCTTGTCCTTTTTTAACAGGACCATTTACCCTTACTGGAAGGCGTCCTTTAAGGCCGATGTACTGCCCGTCTGCTTCACTGTTCATCATATATGCAGGATCAGTTGATACTACGCCGATGCAAAAGTCGCTTGCACTTGCTGGAGCAACTTCATGCCCGTCATGCACACCTACTGCAACTGCTGTACCTGCTGGTAATTCTTCTGCTGTGCTATATTTTTCTGCTAAGTCAGCATATCTAGCCGATGTTGCAGTACCTTGAAATAGATTTGCATATATATCGCCTTGATCGTCTCTTACTGCTACACTATTCGGTGTAGAGGCTGTAGATCCCGCAGCTAAATTTGCATCCGAATTATCATATTTTAGATTTTGAGCATTTAATGCCATTCCGTTAAATTGTGTTGCATATACTGTTTGCCATTTTCTAGTGCTAGATCCTAAAATATAAGCATTATCAACACCCGGTGTTATACCTAATTGTGTTCCGCTTACTGTTCCAATACTAACTACATCTGTTAATGCTCCTAGATTGTCATTTGTTTTTATAGAAATTTTTGTTGAGGCGCCAGTATCATGTTGTAATATTCCATGATTTAAAGTAGGACCAGCTAATCTGTCAACATAGATTTTGAAGTCTTCACTGTATACTCCTGATGAGCCGCCGATTGACAACCCGGCATCAACAAACTTACTTTTTACATTAAACTCTGGATTAATTTTAGATACAAAATTATCTGACGAAATTCCGCCTAAATTATCAGCATTAGATGCTGTGCCGTAAAATCTATGATTCGAACTTGTTATGCCGTTGGATCCGAGCATAGTATTAACTAATGTAATACCTTGTTTTATTCTATCAAATCCTATAACAGGATTTGATGGACCAATATCAAATTCGTCAGCACTTATAACTTGAACTACTTCATCATTTACATACGCTAATATAACAGAGTGCGGATTACTTGCTGTGTCAAGTAGGGTAGCACTTAACATAGTTGTAACACCTTCGCCTGCATTTTGCGGACCTATTAATATAAATCGTGTACCGTTATATACATACAATTGTTCATTTAAAGTATCCCACCAAAAATCACCAGTTGCTAATCCTGTAGGTTCAGTATCTGATGTTTCAGAACCTCCTGTTGTACGCCATTTATTTCCATCATAAAACTTTAATTTAGTTGCATTACTATCGTACCATCCTTGACCGCTTACTGCTCTCGGTGGCGGATTAGCGCCGCTGAAGTTTTCTAGCAAATACAAAAAATTTTCATTTTGAATTTCACCGTATCCTGCATAGTTTTTACCTATAAATTTTAGATCAGTTGTTGTATCAATTGTACCATCTTCTACAACAGCTAAAATAGTGTTGTTGTATCTATCAATTTGATATGCCATTTAGTTCTACCCTTCGACTGTATTATATTATTTATCGTATTTTTGTTATTAAGGCCAACCAGGCGCTAATGTGTAATCCGTATACACATCACTGCTAAATTGCCATGTATTTCCTATTACTGTAAACTTTTTCAATCCTCTAGATATACTAACTGCAACGTTTCCTGTCGCAGGAAAGAAGTTAATATCTTGTACAACTGATTCGTTTTGTGTGCCATTTGAGTCAACAGCAACAAACGACACATTTTTTACAGAATCAATGTCAATATTTGTTGCAGTAGAACCTGCAAGGTTTTGTGTAACTACAAATGCTTCTGTACCTTCTTCTCTTAATCTGTATTCTGCTATTTGTGGTTGGCCAGGAACGTATACCGGATATACACTCGATATAATATATCCGATTTGATTATCTGTTAATCCTGTAGTATCTAGTGTTAGAGATAAACGTTCGCTTCTATTTTGTATATCAACATAATTTTTTGTAGCGACATCTTGAAGTTCTGTTGGATCAGCTAATCCTGTCATTCTTTGATTGTTAACAGTAATTTCACCAGTTGATGTAATGTTTAGCGGTGAACTTGTAGTAATAGTTGCTGCGTTTAAATTAATATTATCAACATTTAAATATTGAAGTGTACCTATTCTTACAAGACCTTCAGCATATAAAACGCTGTCATCTATTCTATCTGCAGAAATCTTATTAACTCCGTTAATTTTATAAGATCGACCTTGATCTACATCAAAATTAACATTACTTGTCCATGCATTGTTTACTCTATTCCATAAAATAGACTTTTCAACTCCACTTGCTCTTAATATTACGCCGCCGCCGTCAACAAATTGATCGTCTAAAAGTGTACTATCTTCAGTAATGCCTAATTCTATATTAATATCTTGTACTTTTAGTACGTTTACATCTACTGAAGTAGATTCTCCTCTTACAGTAAGATTTCCTTCTATAATAACATCTGTAGAAACTCCTACTGGAGTATTCGGCGCACCGATATGTAACATTGCTTCAGGGGCACCATTGAAAATACCCACTCTAGCTTCGCTAGAATCAATATATAAAGCATCAGTAGATACAGTGTCATATGCTGTACCTTTAACTCTGATGGAATAATCGTGATCTGTAAGTTGGTTTTCAGTAATGTATGTAGTGCCTACAATTTTTTGCACATTGTTAAGATCAGCACCGATAATAATACCACCATTGTTTCTAATAGTTAATGTGCCTGATGTTTCACCGGCGGCATCATTTGGAAGAAACTGGTTTGCTGTTAGCACATCGCCAGCTTCATTAATAAGTGCTTCTGACGAAGTTGCTGTTCCTCTAAACTTAAAGTTAGTAGTATCTAATACATTTACACCTTTTCGAATTGTTCCTGTTGGATTAGACGCTGTTACAAGTTCAGCAATTCTTTCCTCAGGTGTCGGAGTAAAATCTATATTACTTGTTACAGAAACTAAGTTACCTGCAACAAATGTTTTTGCAACAGGTCTTGCTCTACTTTGAACATCTTTAATAGAATCAATTTGAAATCCACTAACACCTTGTAAGGAACTATACGCTGGTCCTATAAGAACTAAATTAGATCCGTCATAGAAATAAATCTGCCTTGTTTCTGAATTAATCCATAGGTCGCCAGCAACCATTTGTGGTCTGGTTGGCGTTACAAATGGTCCTCCACTTACTTTCCATTCTTCTCCATTAAATATTTGTAGTCGTTTACCAGTTACATCCCACCATAACTGTCCCTCTAAAGGATTACTAGGAGGTGCAGTGTTTGAAAAGTTCTCTAAAACTTTTATAAAGTTTTCATTTATAAATTCTCCAAATCCTTCATAGTTTCGACCAACTAATACAAGATTAGTTGACGAAGTATCAATTTGTCCATCAATTAAATCTGTAAGTAGCGATCCGTTTGTTTTATTAAGTTTGTAACTCATATTAGTTTCCAGTATAGATAATATAATTTAATGCCAAGTAAGGATTCATAATGTCCATAGGCGTACCTAAATTTTGTGTAGTTTTGATGCCGCCGCTTGAGGGTAAAGCTTGACCAGCTTGTGACCCTGTAGGTGCATCATATTGAATAGCTTGAGTATCTAATGGAGCACCAGTATTGTCTCTAATTGCATAGTATTGTGAACCTGCATCGCCTCTAAGATCGTGTTCGTGTTCAGGTAAATTAGAAACATCAATTGTAGCTTTTTCATTACCTAAGTTGTTGCCTACTGCTGTAGCACCACTACTAGTAACTCTGCCTGCGGCACTATCATTCATATTGTCTAAACCTAAAGGAAATCTACCTCTCATATCAGGTAATGCAAATAAGTTAACTCCGCCGTCATCTAAGAAGTCTGGATCTAAGAACGAATATCCTATTTTTTGGAATAGTGCAGTAAACTCTGATTTTAAAACCTGTCTTCCATCACAAAGCAACCATCCATTTGGTTCTTCGTCGCCGCCATATGGCAAAATAATGCCAATCGGTAAAGTAGGTAATCCACTTAAAAAATTAAGTCTATTTACTTTATAAATGCCTTGATCTGATCCGTAATTTTTATTTACTAAAACTTCTAATCTATCATCAGTGGAAAATAATTCTTCTTTTGTAGATATAAATCCATCTCCGACTGTAGTAACAAATGTTTTTGTATTTTCTCCCGATTTACCATCAAAGGAAAAACTTGATGCACTTACATCGCCTTCCATTCTAAAAGTTGTAGCGGTAGTTAATCTCTCCGATGATCCAGATCTACCTGATACAGTTCCGTCTAAGTTTCCTTGGAATTGACCAAAAAATGTGTTAGCATAAATTTGATCAAATCTATTAATATTTGTACCTATATTAAATACACCGTTTTCACTCGGTGAAATATTACCTGACGAAAGTACACCTTTAATTATTGCATCGCCATTAACATATATATTTCTACTTACGCCGATTCCGCCTAATGTAGTAATAGACCCTTCATCTTCTGCAAGACTATTTTCGCTATTCTTAACAATTATTCTACCTAATGTAGTGTCGGTTGACGAAGGACTTAATTGTATATTACCTATGACATCTAACGCTTGATCAGGATCTAAGTTATTAATACCTACATTTTGCGAAGAATCAACTCTAATAACAGTTTTAGTAGTTGCGCCATCTTTTACTCTAATATCTAAATTACTACCCGAAGCTGTATGCTGTATAATACCTTGATTACCTTCAGCTTGAATTTTAACCTGTCCTGTTGTTCCAACTTCTAATCCTAAATCATTTTTTACTCTTAAACTAAAATTTGTTGTACTAGGAGAATCTGAACGCAATAAGTCATTTGCACTAACAATTTTTGTACCATCGGTAGGATCATTTGTTACTTTTACATTTAATGCTTGCTCAGCAACTCCATTAAATTTATAAGCATCGTTTGTATTACTTAAATTAAATCCTTTTTTGATTCCGGCAGTAAACCCTTGTATTGTAGTTTTAGGAGAAAATTCATCGTTGGATATTATACCTACAGTTACATCTCTTATATCAATTTTTAATACAGTATATTCTACATTATCTTGGCCTATTAATGTTACAGGAGTTGCACCTGTAACTAATCCATCTGAGAAACTAGGGCCAACTAATACCCAGCCAGCACCTGTATATAAATATAATTGCTGGTTATCTGTGTCTACCCAAAGGTCACCGCTATTAGATATACTAGCAATCGGTTCTGACGTTCCCTTTTTTAGACCTGAAGCAGAAAGCCAGCTTGTTCCGTCATATATTTTAAGCTGATCTACTCCCTCTGAACTGTCGTACCATAGTTGACCTTCTACAGGTCTTTCAGGAGCATTTGGTGCTGCAAAGTTTTCAAGCAAGTGTAAAAAATTTTCACCTATTACTTGTCCGTAATCAGTTCTAAATCTACCCGGAATGCTTAAACTGGTATCAGTATTAATGGTATTATCCTGTACTGTTATTTCACCTTTATTTGCTTCGTCTGTGTATCTTATTTCATATGCCATTTATTAGACTCCCGACAAACTTTGGATTCTTACAGTGTAGTCAATTTGTATTAATCGGTTTAAACTTTTTTGTACAGGATGGAAGATAACATGTGTTATTAATCTTCCGTTGCCTGTAGGACTATAACTACGTAATCCTAACTCGTCGAACACAAATGGACTTTCTTGAGTATTTGCATTATCAAATGCATCTTGTCCAGCTGGTTCGCCATAATCAAGTAAACATGATACAAAAACATCTGTATAGTTTGTGCCACTTACATGTCTAATTTCTAGTTTATTACGTGCAGGATCTGTATTATTAGCATTTCTATCATCTACAATTTTGCTAAATGTTTGTCTATATAAACTAGCATTAGTTCCAGTTGTATTTGGTGTTAGATATGTAATTATACCAGTTGGGTCTACACTAGTCCCGCCGCTTCCAAAACTCATTTCACTAATAAAACCTTGTCCTGCATTACTTAAACTTTCTGCAAGAGCAATACTCATATTCTCATAGTGGATTGCATTTCGCTTATCGATTAAAATCTCGTTAGATTCTGGATCAAAGATCTTTATATGTCCTTGTACAAGAATACCACTTTTATCATTAATATCTGTCATTTTTGTTTTCCTACAACGTATTTATTCCAATAACCCACTGTCACTATCACGTACGAATCTAGCTATATTATTATTAGATTCAACAAGTGATTCTCCAGGAGTTGTCCATGTTTTTCCGATTTTTCTTACTACTGTCACTTGTAAATTTTCTTGTGGTACAAAATTTAGTATTAAAGAATTTGATTTCCAAGATATTCCATTCCATGTAAATATATATTCACTTTGCATATGCTGTGTGCCTATAGTTGGACTTAGTGGTCTTGTATTATCTGTAAAGTCAAACTCTGGTAATATAAATTCTCCTGGAGATAAAACATCTCCTTCGTTCGAATCTAATGCCAATGTTTGATCAAAAATATCTATTTCATTTTTTCTAAGTCTTCTACCTGCATAAAATACTTCAAATTCATTTAAATTATTAGGCACAAAATCTAAAGCAAAGTTACTCGATATGCCATCAGTTGTAAAGTTTTGTGTAATTATTTGATCTCTATACGGAATTGTTTTTGATATTCCTTGATCAAAAATATTAGTTCCTGCGTTAATTATATCCTTTGTACCAGTACCGAGTGTTCCTCGTCTTAGCTGTCTTAATAAATTGCCTTCTTTTACTAGATATTCAATACGTTCGCCTTCAATAAAAATTACACCAGGTATATTTTTACCTTTATTAGGTTCAGGTAATTTAGTACCGTCTATAACTTCAATACGTAAGTCATAATAATTTAAATCTTGTGATAATGTAGTAGCAGCACTATCTAATCTTTTAAAGTGTGTTCTGTTTAACATATCTTTAAACTGTCTAAATGCAAAGGTATTAGTTACTACCGGTGCAGCAAAATGTATAATATCTATTACATCGTTAGGATTAGGTAATTCTAAAAGTTGCACTTTTTTCAAGTCACTAGTTATATGATAATCTACAGTGGGTGACAATAATTCACCATTTATACTTACCCAAACGTATTGTGCATCTATAGCAGGATAACGTAGTTCAATTTCACCTCTAGTAAGTCTATGATAAATTACAAACTCATCTTGACCTTCGGAAATAATCGATCTAGCAACAACGTCTAAATTGATTCTTTCAGTTTGTAATATATCATGATTTGTAAATTTAATCACTTCAATTAAACTATTATCTGCGGGTGGAACTTTAAATGTTACATCTGTTCCATCTATTGTATATTCGCCGTCTGTTACGACATATATTTCAAGAATATCACCTTCATTTCCTGTGCCAGGTGTTAATTCTATAGCATTATTAAATATATCAAATCTCCACTGTGCAGGGAAAGTTATAGTTTCTCCATTTAATATTACAAGTAAATCGTTAACAGTAATAGATGCTTCCGGCTGTTGGAACAAATCTAAACTATACTGTGTAGTACCTACTAGTTCTTCGCTTAATTCATTATACTCAACTATTCGATTATTAGAATCAACAACAAACTGTTTGTTATATCCTGGATTTAATATTTTATTATCTACTTTTACAATTGTATTATGTTGAGTTGGTAATTTATACAAAGGAGATTGTGTTAAATTATATAATACACTCGAACCATCACCTTTAAATACGTCTTTTGTAACTTGACTATAATTTATTTTTGTGTTATCATAAAACACAATATAATTTACCTGAGCATTCTCTGTAGGTGGAGTATCAAATCGTATTAAAAGATTTCCTTTTAAGTTTTTATTAGTACTATCAGTTGAGTCGTAATTTACTAGAGTAGTGCTTACTTGTACACCGTCAATAGTTGCAAATACATCTAATAGTTCTGTGTAATCAACATCGACAATAACTTCGTATTTTACGCCATCGCCAACAAATGCATCAGTTGTTAGTATTTTTTGTTGTCCTGCACTAATAGTAATAATGTTAAGTTCTTTTTCACTATCTGGTACTTCGTTTAACGTTACTGTATTATTAACAAAATCAATAGTATACTTGTCATTTGACAATATTACATTATCTAATTTTACTATTACAGCATCTTTAGTACTAGGAGTAAGTTCTAAATTAAATTCTACAGTACCGTCAGTTTTATAACTCTGTGAATAAATTTTTCCTTGACCGTCACCTTCTCTATGATATACTTTAATATCAAGAGTATCTACTAGTTGTCCCGGCACAAGTTCTTCAGGACCTTTAGAAGTTGTAGGCGTAACAAATCCGTCACCGTCAACAATAATATCTTCTGCATTTATACCTTGGGCAGTTTGATAGTTTAAATCTCCGCCACTAAGTGCCGTATCATAACTTTCTGTATCCGGAGTAACACTGCCGTCACTTGTATTTTTTCTTATAATTAATACATCTCCATCAGCAACGGTAATGCCCAACTCATCTAAGAAAATTGTATCTGTTGTGCCGTCACCGATTATGCTATTAATTATTACACCGTTATAATCAAATTTACCACTATCAAAATTTGGATCATCAATTCTTACACCGTTAAGATATACATTATATTCTATATCTTGTGTTAAAGGCTGGCTTAATTTTATACTAACAGTTGAACCGTCAAATGTAAATATTTCATCTTCATATGTATTGTCATATACGTCCCACGAAGTACTATACCATTCTCCAGATCCCCAACCAGCAGGTCCTTCGAACTCGAAACTTCTTACTTCAACGCCGCCATAATCAATACCGTCCATAAGTTGTGCAAAATTCATCGAACCATCATTGTTTTCACCTATACCAAACATTCCTGTAGTAGGATTATATCCGTATGCTAATCTATCTTGTGCAGTAAGCATACTAATAGGCTTATAATAATCAATTACAATTTCTGCACCTACTTTAGGCGGAGTAGTAAATATTATTTGTCCTTGTTCTCTTGTATAAGTTTTATCTAAATTTTCTGTATTTGCAAATGTATAACGACTTCTTAATTGTTCTTTATTATCTATTAATACTTTTACTTTGGTATTATTTAGATCCATAGGAAAATTTAAATCAAAAACAAATTTAGATCCTGTTCCATAGTAGGTTTCTGATTCAGTTAATTCAGCAATATATACGTTGCCACTAATTCTATCAAATTTTACTTTAATATTTGCTGTACGTGCAAGACCATTACCTAAAATTACACTTGCAGTTGCAGGAGTACCATCGTCTTCTTGTGAACCTACAATTTCAATATCTGGTTTAGATATATATCCTGAACCAGCATTAGTAACTTTGATTTCTACAATTTTTCCTTGGCTTATATAAGCTTCGGCTGTTGCATTCTGGCCGCCACCGCCGGTTATATTAACTTTTGGCTTTGTAAGATATCCCGATCCAGGATTTGCTAGTTTAATTTGTGTAATTTCGTATCCTACATTATCTAACCAGTGTTTCCTCGGATATTCAAGCATAATATCATCTATGCCTATAAGTTGTGTTTCTTGTGCTTTAACTTTAGAAGTTTGTATACTTTTTGTATTTTGAGAATAAAATGGAGGTAAGTCAAAATCTGTTGTAGAGCTTCTTGTATTATCAAAAGCATCATAATCTGTTACAAATTCTCTTATAGTCGAACTATATGGTTTTGCTTCATTAATAAAATCTGTATAACTTGGTAAAGTATTGTTTTGGAAGTTTCTAGGCTGATCTAACATTCCTTTATTATGTTTACCTTTTATAAAGCTAGTCTTAAATGCCCAATCTACATTATTTTGTTCTGAGAATATATATCTTAAACTTGCAAACCATAACTTATTATATTCTACAGATAAGTTGTCTACAAACAAATTATCTCTTATTGTTTCTAATATAATTCTTGTTTCTTTAATAGGCTGAGCATCGTAAAAATAACTATCGTATGAACGATTGTCATATCCGATAGAGTTACCTGCTAAATCATATAATGCATCTGAGAATTGTATAGAACCGTTTTGCCTACCTATAGTTTCATAATTTACTGTATAGTCATCTACAGATTCATTTGCTATTTTACGCAATAATAACCAACCGCCTGTGCTGATATTAGCAATTTTTACTGTATCGCCTATTACAGCTTCTAATCCTAATAATTCATAACTTTGGTCTACTTCGTAATCTATATTAGTAAATTCATTTATACCTTCTTGGTACCAATCAATATAATTCCAAAATAAATTAACATCAAATTCTTGTACTTGATATCTAAACCAAGTTTTTTCATCATAGTTTAATCTATAAATCGACCACTTGCCGAATACTGTTGAATCATTATTAACTAATACAGAAAATGGTCTAACACTTATTGATGTATTGCTTTCATAACTGTTACCTTGTGATTCTACATTTATATTTGTAATTTGACCTAGATTATTAATTGTAATATCAAAAGAGGCACCATTTCCGTTACCTATAATAGAATATGTAGGAGCAACTTTATAGCCTCTACCAGGATTTATAATTCTAACTCTTACAATTCTACCATTTTGTATAACAGGTTCAAGTATTGCCTGTTCTGCTTTCGATATACCTACAAATTGTAATTCCGAAGTTGTATCAATTACTGCATCATATTGATTACTTAATTGAGTAGGTGCAACTTGTGCTTGTGATAATGGACTTAAATTATATAAATCAGCAATAATATTCTTTTTCAGTATCATATTCACACGTTCTATTACTTGCTTCAATGCTTCTTCACGGTTAACAAACATACTTTGTCTTGGTCTAAATTTGTTTCCATATCTATATTTCGGAGAAAGTGTAATATCTGGAACTACTTTAAGATTTGTATCATATCCGACAAGACTATCAAACCATTTTTGTTCTATTTCTGTATTCAATTTACTTGTTTCAAGACCTTCACTTATAATCTGATATTGATTATGTATGTTTTGATCTATTGTATCTTCAGTCCATCTTATCGATAAAACAATATCTTTATTATTAATAAAAGAATTAATGTTGTGCATTGTTAATCGATTAGCTGAAAGAAAGTTCACATGTCGATACCCTTGTGCAGAAGGATTAGTAATTAATTTTGTAACATCTAATGCACTAATTTTTCTATCTTCTAAAGACGGAACTGTTGCTTTGTTCTTTACCCAGAAGTAGTTTTTAACAAAATATGCATTAGATACAGAATCATAAAACGTTTTTTGTGTATAGATTGCATCACTGTATATACTCTGGCCGCTGACGCCTTTTAATAATCCTTCTTGGGTATCAGCAAGTTCGTCATACTCACTAGGTGTAAATTCTGATTCTACCCATTCGTATACATCTACACTTGTGTTAAATTCTAATTTATTAAATGCACCATTTTGATAAATTGTGTCGCCCTGATAAGGGTATGTAAATCTAGCTTCGCTAATGTCCCACCATAATTTTCCAACGTTTTCTTCAGCCCAAAATTTCTCTTCATCGTATACATTTGCAACTGAACTTACATTATATCGAGCAGGATCAAACGGAATCTTATATGTTAATTCTTGTTCTGCAGGACCTGCAATTTTTCCTTGTATCGGATCTATCCAATCTAAGTAAGTTAGTATTTGATCTGTTCTTTTATTATAGAGGAAAATATTTTCAATTTTACTTGTATCAACTGGAGTAATTTTTTCTCTTGTTTTAGTCCATGCTGTTTTACCCGAATCTTTACGATATTCTAAAACTGTTCCTCTAGACTTTTGATTTAATGTTCCGTCTGGTAATATAATAGGAGCAGTACGTGTCCACTCTGCATTATCAAAGTCTCTATCTTCAATAACTAAACCCGGAGTAATATCAGCGTTAGCAACATATGCTATACCATCATATTCTACTATAGAGCCTTTTTTGTACGATTTATTTTTTGAAAATACATCGTAATCGTTTAAGATCATATTTGTCATGCCCATATAGACATGATTATTATTAATTTTTAAATTTTCACCTAATAATATTGCATCTTTATCACGTAAGACTAAGTCTTCTGCAAAAAGATATTTCTGTTCAATTTTTTCATAGTGATAAACTACACCTGAATCTTTATTAGAACCTGCAAATCTAGTAAAGTTATTATCAAACGCAGTTTCGCCTGTATCAAAAATAGTAGGTATTACACTATCGCCGTTTGCACTAGTAATAAAAATGCCATTATTAGTTGCAGCTACAGTAAACCCAAACAATTCAGATTCTTCATTACTAGGACTATATAACATTTGGCCTTTTGTAAATCTTGTTCCATTAAACTGATATACATGGACTTTACCTTGATCTATTTTATTAATGTCATCAAATGGTTCGCCGATTGCTATAGTATTTCCGTCCGGACTGATCGAGATAGAATTAGCAAACCCGGTATTTGGTATATCTGGATAGATAGATTGATCTAAATAAAATTTATCATTAATTTTTCTATATACTAAGACTATAGTTTCAGGAGTTGAATTTGTTTCTTGTGTACTAGTTGTGATTAGAACGTCACCTGTAGTACTTAATTCAAATTTTTCACCAAATCTAATTATATTAGTTTCTGGATCAAAAAATACTTCATCTCTAGCATTAAGTTGTTCTGTCCATTCATTTGGATTAAATCTGCGATTTAATTCAATACTATTAGGAGTTATATCATTATTTGCTTTATACAGTTTTTCGTTATACACTACAATCGAATCAACATTATAAGATGCATTTTTATCAAAATCTGCAAAATCATATGCAACAAATCCACTATTATTAGGAATGTAACCTAAATAATCGATTCCGGTTGGAACAATGTCCCATTGAAAATAGTTAAACGACGAATTTGCTGAAATGTTAGTTTTTGCAACAAATAATCTATTGTTTCCACTATCAGGACCATCATATTTTACTATTTCACCAGCTCTATATGGTATTACAGGATCATATTCTCCTCTATAATCTTTGTCAATGCCGTAAACAAAGCTTATATTTTTCCAGTATAAGTTATTTGTAACTAATATAGGATTATTAATATCTTGGATAAAATTAATTAATGTTTCATAGTATTCACCTCTAAATACTACAATATCTCCTTGCACATAATCTGAGTTTAAATCAAATTTGCCGCGATATCTTAATGATTGCTCATCATCAAGACCATGTGTTAAAAATTCTATAGTGCCGAAATTATTTAAAGATTCGTCGCCTGCTGAACTTACAGAAATATAATATTTGTTATTAACTTGTTTTACATTTATTCTAGATCCAAACTTTCTGTCATTTCCTCTATATCTAGAAACTATACTTCTAATGTATGTATATGCTCCGTTTTCACTACGTCTATATACAGATATAACACCTTCATTATCAAATTTCTTTTCGCCAAAACTGTCAACTGGTATGTTGAATACTTGTGTATAATCTTTATTAAACGAACTAGGTAAACTTGCGCTTCTCGAATCACCACTTCTAGTTTGCTCATTATATAACCAGTATTCGTCATTAACTAAGTCTGCATTCTCTACAAGTGGCATAAAGAATGTTCCTGTTGAATCATTTATTATGTTATTTTTTACAACAAAGAGTTTGCCTATATTATCAGCTGTGTTTACAAGTGAAACTCCTACATCAACACTATCAATGACTCCCATATCTCTATCTGGATCAGCTGCTCCTCTATATAAGTCATTACCTAATCTAGTAAATTCATATCTAGCAATATTAGTGTTGTATAATTCAAAGTTTCCGCCATAGGTAGTACCGTCATACTCTTGTAGAATTTTTACATACACTCTTACACGTAGGAAATCTCTTTGGTAAAACATTACTTCTGCCGCACTAGTATTGTAACTGGTTAATGCAAGGCCGCCAAATTCATCAAAAGGTATTTGTTTATCAACAATTATATCTCCGCCATTTGGTCTTTCTGTAAGAACATTTCCTACATAATGATATCTAGCCTGCGGTTCAAATGGATCTCCATTAAAATCAAATTCTGAATATTCAAATTCAATAAATCCGTCCCAGATATCAAATACATCATGAGATTTATTTATAATACTATCTTGAAATCCAAATTGTGTTAAATCAGTAGGGAAGTTTTCGTTTGACTGTAGTTCTAATTTTATACTTTCTCCTGAAACTATAGAATTAAATTCACTAGTGTTCGGAGTTCTAAATACAAATATATCTGCAGGATAATCTGCAGGGGTATTATAAGGATTTCCTGAATAAGATAAATTTAATATTTGACTTGCTTGTCTTTTTATTCCTGTATAATCGCCTATTACAGATGTTGTATTAAGTAAATTAAAATATTGATTCTTAACTCTAGATTCTTCAGATCTTACTAAGTCTACATATACTAAACCATTTCCGGTATCATAAAACTCAGTACCGTTATTATAAGGTTCTGTTTCAATAAGCCAAAACCCTCCTACTACATCAGGTGTAAGATTTTCTGCTATTAATGAATATGTGCCAACTAAGTTATCATTATTTACAAACATAACTCCTGTTTGTTGAAAAACTCCGGTTGTATTTTCTAGATATACAACAGTAGTTCCTCCCTGTTCTCCTACAAAAACAACTGTACCGGCTGCTGTTGGAGTTTCTAAAAAATCGCCTATTATTGGAAGAACAGTATATTCCGGGATACGTACTATAACTTCTACCTTGTTTTTAATTTCAAACGCACCTGTTATGTCTGTAGCTTTAATATCTAATAGGTTATTCCATGGCTCGTATGCATCATTTATATTTGGATTGTTTTTCGAATATAAATTATATTGTAAATGTATAGTGTCTCCAACTGATGATGCAAGATACTGTTGTAACGGTGCTCTAACTAATACATGTCCTCTTCCTGTCTCAGGGTTATTAACATAGTTATTATCAAGACCAGGGGTTCCGGTAATTAATAATGCTAGTAATGTACTATCAACTGTATCGTCATTAATAAAATCAGTGTAACTACTAAAAGTGTTATACGACTGGCTACCGATTGCTGGTAAAATATCCCTATTTGCTCTCCATAAACTTTCTTTATAATTTACAATATCAGATTTATTATATGGCAAAAATGGATCAAAGTTTTCTTTATATCTAGTTCTTACATTTGATGCTGTCGGAGAGCCTACAAACAAATAGTTTCCGTCAGGTGTATATGCAACCGAAGTACCATATCCTGATTCTGCATCATCACTACTAAAAATATCTCCACCTGACGTTAAAGTTTGATCTAAGGACCATGAACTAATATCATTTGATCTACGATAAACGTGTACTCTACCATCTAATTCTTTAGGAGATCCTACAACCATATTTCTGTTATTAGATGTAACATCTAATGTTGATGCATAATTATGAAAGGTGCCGTCGTCAGTTGTAGGATTTTCTACACTACTTTGTAGATTGTATACTTCTTCATTTCTATACACTCCCCAATTAGAATCTCCGTCAATATCATCTACCCAAATCTGTTGATTGAGTGCTTTATTTTGTTGTAGGATAGCATTTGCACTATCTAAATCTGTACTTCTTACTGATCGTAGTCCAACTACTTTTAAATCTAATTCATCGTTATGATCAACATCTACAAACTCTGGAAAATCTTTTTGTAACGGCCATTCGACTATCACATCATTTCTATTTTTTTGTATTACTTTGTAGAAATTTACTATACCAAATAGTTCTGCATTAATAACAGAAATATAATCGCCTATTGCAATGTCTGTAGGAAATTTATTAAATGTAAATCTTACTAACGGATAATCTGAGTCTGGAGTAGTAGTAAGTTCTAAATTAACTTCTGATGTTCCGACTAATGTTAGATTTAATCTTGTAAATTGATGAACATTCCAAGTATTATTATCAATAGGAGACCAAATATATTGATCTTCTATTAATTGATTTACGTTAGCATAAATTATGTCTTCAAAATTTACTACTTTAAAATCTACGTCTCCGTTATATACATATCCGCTAGATTTTATATACTCGTCAAATTTAGCCTTTGTAGGGAACGGTGAATTGTTATAATTTTTTGATTTGTGATATAGCTCAAAAGGACGCTGTCTATAAACTTTATCTGTATTATCTTGTGGTAGATAATCAACAAGTTCAATAGGTTGCGGCGAAAGTAGCATACTCTGTTCATCTAATACAATTTCTAATTCTTCTTTTTTATCAACTGATCCGTATCTACCTACCTGGATTGCCCATTCTTCATAGAACTCTAAACTATCTTTGTCTGCTGTGTTTAACGCATCAAATAATTTATCAAGTGCATTTTTTGTACCCTTTTCTTGTATAAATCCTTGATAGAATTTATACTGACTAACATCATCGTTGATTATATTTGACAAATATTTTCTATTTTGATAGCCTAATAGATGTTGAGCAAGTTTTTGTTTTTCTATATCAAAATTGTCACTATCTAAATCATAAAAATCTGTAAATTCGCTAATTCTATAATCAAAATTTGTAAGTAACTGTGATTTTGGTCTTTCATCAAGTATTTGCCATTTAGATGTACTAAATGTTTCATTACCAGGAATATTTTCTAAAGCTACATAATAAAATTCTTTATATTTTATTAAATCACCAATAACATAATCTTGCCATTCTTGCCATTCAGTTACTTTTGCATCATCAAAAACAAACCCAGGAGCATTAAGTGTGCCATTCCACTCATCGCTTCTGTATCCTGAAACTTTTATTCTTTCTTGTCTATAACCTGTAGACGGTTTGTATATAATATCGCTAAATTGTGTAGTATTGTCTAACAGCACAACATGCTCTTTTTGCACAAGAGGAAGTTTTATGTGATATATTCCGTCTTCAGTGTTTGCTAATCCTATGCTAATGCCCTTTGCAGATCTAGCTATTCTACTAGTATCTGAGTTAATTTGACTACCGTCTGCATTTAGAATTAATCCATACTCATAAAAATTATTATTAAGAT